AAAAGAGCTATATCCCAAGATTTGCACTCCTTCTCAATGCTTTATGGAGCTATGATATTGAAGAGAATGATGGCTCTTATAGTTTGATAGGTGCAGATGCTATGTTGAAAGCTGAGAAACTGTCTGATTACTTTATTAACATGAGTAAAAAAGTTAAGATTGAATCACAGGATAAAAAGGATATGAAGTATATTATTAAGGCAGACCAAAGCATGAACTCATTTGATAAATTTAAGTCTCTTTATACTCAAAATAAAGACCTTAATCAGTCAAGTGTAGCTGAGATATTGGGAGTATCAAGGCAGACAATTAATAAATATATTAAAAAGATAGAGAATGCTGACAATAACTAATGAGGACAACATGCAGCTCATGGCACGCTATCCAGATAACTATTTTGATTTGGCTATTGTTGACCCGCCTTATGGGATAGGAATGGATGGGGGCAAGAAATATAAAAGAGGTAAGGATGGCGTTTGTAAGCAAAAGGAATACAAACCTTTTGGGGATGAAGAAGCTCCAGATAAATCCTATTTTAATGAACTAATCAGGGTGTCTAAAAATCAAATCGTTTGGGGTGCAAATCATTTCATTAGTAATATGCCCTATGATAGTAGCTGTTGGATTGTATGGGATAAGGAAAATGGGGAATATACATCTGCTGATTGTGAATTAGCTTGGGCTTCTTTTAAAACAGCAGTAAGAAGGTATAAATATAGGTGGGCTGGTATGTTACAGCAGAATATGAAAGATAAGGAAATTAGAATACACCCAACCCAAAAGCCCGTTGCACTTTACAAATGGCTCCTTGACAAATACGCTAAGCCAACTGATAAGATACTTGATACTCACTTAGGCAGTGGCTCAATAGCAATTGCCTGCCATGACTACGGCTTTGACCTTACAGCCTGTGAACTTGACAAAGAGTACTTTGATAAGGCAATGCAAAGGATAACTAATCATACTAATCAATTAAATTTATTTATATGAAACGAATTAACAAAGACAAACTCAATGCTCTTATGATGGAGCAGTTGAAACAGAAGTATCCTAACATGCCAGAGGCATACATCCCTAAGACTGATTGGACAGATAACTCTGCTAATGCCTTGACAAAGTGTGTCATTGCATGGATACAGTTCATGGGCGGTCAAGCTGAGAGAATAAGCTCACAAGGTCAGTACAGGGAAGGAGCAAAGATACAGGTTGGTTCTGGCATCATGGCACACACAAAACAGTTACCTGGCAAATGGACACCTGGACAGTCAACCAAAGGAACTGCAGATATTTCTGCCACGATCAGAGGGCGGTCAGTTAAGATTGAGATAAAATATGGAAAAGACAGACAGTCAGATGTACAAAAGGAATATCAAGCCTCCATTGAAAGGGCAGGCGGTGTGTATATCATTGTGAGAGACTTTGATAGTTTTGTTGAGTGGTATGAACAATTTACATTAGGATTATGAGTGCAAAAGATAAAGCAAAGGAGTTAATGGATAAGTATCAATATGCTGTCAGATTTGATGAGTCTGAAACACAATACTTTGCTAATATGCACTCAGTTAAAGAATGTGCATTGATAGCTATAAATGAGATGATTGATTTTAGAAATGCCTTGTATATCAATGAGGGCAGCTTGGCTCATCAATGGCTGCTTGATATTAAAAAAGAGATAGAGAATTATGAAGTATAGGATCAAACTAAAAATGCCAAAGTTCAAAGTAAAGTTGAAACATCTTAGGAAGAAATATAAACACCCTATTAAGGGGATTAATAATGAAATAGATTAAATTATGACATTAGACTCACATGAAATTAGATTAGGCAACTCATATAAAATTGAGTTAGGTGATGGAACTTATAAGATAGGACTCATTAACTTAGAGGATATTGAAAATTTATTAGATGATGAGATTGATGATTTTTATCAGTCTCTTGAGATAAGTGAGGAGTGGTTGATTAAGGTAGGGTTTAAACAATATGGACTTGCAGGAGACTCTAAATGTTATAGTTTAAATGATATAGACATCTGGATATATTCTTATGATCATATAGCCTTTGGTAAGTGGGAACTCAAATACGCCCACCAACTTGAAAATCTATACTTCGCACTGACTGGAGAGGAACTAACATACAAATGTTAATAACTTTATTTTGTACTTATGCAATCTTTTATTAACTTTGATGCAATAAATAAAAACAGTATGGAAAAAGAAATCAAAACAGCGACTGAGAAAATCAAGGAGCTGAATGAGTTGAGTAACACACTCACTCTACATCAAAAACTACACAGGGCAAAGTTAGCCATTGGTAAGGTAACTAAGAACGCACAAAGTCATCACTCAAAGTACGCTGACCTTAATGCTATCCTTAGCACTGTTGAGCCTGTACTCTTAGAGAATGGCTTGCTACTTATCCAACCTATTCAAGGTAATAGTGTATGCACTCAGATAGTTGACATTGACTCAGGTGCAATGCTCGAGTCATGTATGGACTTACCTCAAGGTATTACACCTCAACAGATGGGGTCTGCCATAACCTACTATCGTAGGTACACCCTTCAAAGTGCTCTCTCATTGCAGGCAGTGGATGATGATGGTCAACAGGCATCTAAGGAGACACCAACTGAGACTAAAAAAGAGTCATTGTCAGATGCACGTTTCAATGCTGCTCTTGAGTCAATCAGTAAAGGTGAGTTCACAACTGATCAGTTAAAAGCTAAGTTCTATCTAACCAAAGAACAGGAGGCACAACTATGAAATGGAGGCCATCACAATTAGGTAAGCTCATGACTAACTCCAGGAGTAAGTCTGAGCTCTTGTCTGAGACTGCTAAGTCTGAGATTAGAAAAATTGCTAAGCAGGACTTCTTTGGATACAGCTCAGATATTAAGACTAAGCCAATGATCAAAGGAACTGATTGGGAGCAGGATGGTATTGACTTACTCAATGATGTTCGTTTCACTAAAAAGTACAGTAAGAACACAATCAGAGTAACTAATGAGCTAATGTCAGGGTGTTGTGATATCTTACTTGATGAGGTGATCATTGACATCAAGAGCTCCTGGTCATTAGAGACCTTCCCGGCAACACCATCAGAAGGTGAAAACTCAGATTATGAGTGGCAGGGTAGAGCATACATGTGGCTGTATGATAGGCCATCATTTGAGTTAGTGTACACCATGTATGATACAGATGATACTCTGCTCACTGATTGGGATAACAAATCAATTCATAAGGTCAAGCACATACCTGCACACCATAGGGTGACTGTGTTAAGATATGAGAGAGACTTAGCCATTGAGGAACAGATAAAAGAGAGATTAATAGCATGCTCTGAATATTATGCTCAATATGTAAATGAATTAAATAATAAATAAATGTCAGATTCAACAATCAAAGGAGCTATCAAGCTCATTAACCCAATCAAGGTAATCAGTGATAAATTCTCAGTGAGAGAGTTTGTGGTAACAACCCCAGATGAAAAGTATCCACAGGATATACTGTTCCAAACAGTCAACGATAAGATGGCTGTATTAGAGTCATTAGGTGTAGGTCAGCAAGTGGAAGTATCATACAATGTGAGAGGTAGAGAGTTCAATGGGAGGTATTACAATACTCTTGATGCATGGAAAATTGAGGTAACAGGATCTAAGCCATCACAGCCAAGTACACAACCAATAGAATTAGATGATGACCTCCCGTTCTAAGACTGTGTACATCAAAGATGGTGAAACACTCACTGACTCAATTAGAGCTGAGTTGTTTGATAAGCTATCAAGGAGATATAAAGTTGTTCACCTTGCAGAGGACGTTGGAGTGGATAAGTTTCAGATGTATAGATTCATGCATGGTCAAGAGGTAACAGGTAAGTTCTATGATAAGGTGTTTAAATACTTGATGAAATAAGGCTCTGGTAAGCCAACCCCCTGTCACTTAGATCGGCACTATGTCACAGGGTCATATAAGGGGAGTATAACAGCTCCCCTTTGTCATGTTAATAACTTTTATTATCTTAGCACCATGATAGGATATTTGACTCCATTAGTAATCTCCTGGTGGTTCACTCACTTTGAACCATTACAGAACTATATAGATAACAA